GTTTGGATTTGCCAGCCCGCTATTCGTACACAAAGGCTGTAATTAAATGAATTTAAATACATACGCTTGACAACTCAGTTTTTTGATATTTAAATAACAGGTATGAACGAACTTAAACCTTGGTTGGTTTCAAAACTTGAATTTGCAAAAGTGGCGCGTGTATCTCCTCCAGCGGTAACCTATTTGTCGCGCGGAAAATTAAGTGGGGCGATGGTGGGGCGCGCGATTGATTTAAATCATCCGGACGTGCAAGAATATTTAAAAAGTCGTGCGGGGGTACCTACGCGGCAAAAACCGAAGCGAATTGAAAAAGTCGAGGAGGAGCCGGTCGAGGAGGAGCAGGTCGAGGAGGAGCAGGTCGAGGAGGAGCCAGTCGAGGAAGCACCTCCACCTACGCAGGTGAGGAGGGCGGCGACACCGCGGGAACAGGCCCAGACAGCGGCGATGCATTTACGCCTTGCGGAGCAGACGGGCCTGCTGGTTTCTCGCGGGCTTGTTGATCAAGTGTTTCGCGATATTCAAGAGGTGTTTTCGGATTTGCTGAAGACCCGCTCAGCGGTGTTAGCATTAGCGGTGTGCCGCGAACTCCAAAAAATGGAGAGTATTCCAGCGGTGGAACTCGTTGTAAAAAAATGTTTTACCGAGATGTTGAATGATCTCGTTACTAAGGTCGCCGACGATGTCAAAAATTTCTGAGGTTATTTCACAATATGGAAAAACTGTGAAGATACGTTGTCGCGGGGTTGAAACACGCGACTATCGTGTTCTGCGAGATTTGCAAGGCAGTTTAAAAACAACCGATCACAATAAAATTTTTCGATTGGCTGAATCGCTGTTGCGCTTTGGTTTGGTAAACCCGCTGCAGATCTGGGTTGACCCCGCTGGGCCGGTCTATTGTTTTGATGCACACCATAGAAAAAAAGCACTAGAGTTGCTGGAACAGAACGGTGTAACTATCCCATTAGTTCCCGTGTCTTTTTGTTTAGCGGAAGATTTAATTACGGCGAAGACATTACTTTTAGCGAAAGAATCTAAATACTCATGGATTGATATAAAAGGTGTTGAGGAATATTTGAATGAAATAAATTTAACACTAGATTTAGGTAGTGAGTATTTTGAATTACCGGCACTAGAATTTGAAGAAGAAAAGGGTAAAGAATTTTTTGATGACGAGGTAGACCTATCGGAGGAGGGAAAAATAAAAGAAAAAGATGCATTTGTAAAAGTATCTATATTCTGCCATACCGATGTAAAAAAAGAAATAGTTCAGGATCTAAAAACATTAGAGCAGAAATATGGACCTAATAGATTGAGGTTAGTATGAACTATTGTACTGTTACATTTGGTGGGGGAGTTTCAACATTAGGAATGGCGGTTGTGAAAACAGCAATTGACCGCGAGCTTGAAAATAGAGTTAGCGGAATAGAGTGTCGCCCAACCGATGTAGAAACAATCAAGAACGCAGATATAATTTTTATTTCTCTTTTTTGGTTTGAGAATATTTTAGATTATTTTTCTTGGCTTGTAAAACTAGGAATAAATCCGGAGAACAGAAAACCATTATTAGTTATTGGAGGAATAAGTGCAATTAATGTACGGATATTACATGGATATTTTCATTACTGTATTTTAGGAGATGGTGAAGTTACTGCTCCTGATTTTATACGAGCAATACTAGATGGTAGTGATCCTAAAGATTTGCCGGGTGTAATTAAAGATGGGGACTTTGATAGCATAAAAATAATGAGAACAAATCCAATTATCCCATCATCTAGTTATGTCGAGACGCGCGAGCATAGAACAGCACGAATCGAGCTCGCGAGAGGATGTAGATTTAAATGTGCGTTTTGCCAATTGGGAAATATAAAACCTTATCGCGAACAGCCGATAGAGGTTGTGGAATATTTATTGAAACAAGCGCCTACACGTAATGTGGGGTTGTTTGCGCCCGATAGGACGGGCTATTCTGGTTTCGATCGGTTAGAAGAGACATGTCGGCGATTAGGAAAAATAAACACGGCCGAGGATACGCGGCTCGATATGCTCTTGAAGAAAACGAAAATATCCAAAGTTAAATTCGGGATAGAGGGATTTTCGGAAAGGTCACGAAAACGTTTTAAAAAACTTGCAAGCAATGAACAAATTTTGCAGGGGTTTAATCACATTTTTAATGTGTTAAGAACGCCTAAAGGGAAACCTATTACATATGCTACGGTGTATATGATTGGAGATTTGCCGGGAGAGACATATGATGATTGGCAAGATTTTTGGGATCTGTTACGAAGAATAGATAATCTTTGTAAATCTACATTTATGATTTATTTTACTTTAAATTCGTTTGCTGCAAAGTCATTCACGCCAATGGAACGAGAAGGAATTAAACCGTACAATGATTGGGGTAAGCTCTGGAAGAATATCCCGAGGCTCCCGCACATACAAATAGCAGTGCGCGGAGGAATGTTAGGGCCTGCCAATCGCATCATTCACGGGGTGTGTTTGAGAGGAGATGAAAGGTTAACTAAATTTCTTTTTTATATAGCGACAAAAGGAAGAAAAATTTTCAAAAGTCCTAGTGCGGAAGCAGGTAGAGCGGTCGAAAAACTAATTCAAAAATGCGGAGTAGATTCAAAAATAATGTATGAGGAATTACCAGAAGGTTATTTTTTGCCTCATGGTAATTTAATAATAGAGCCTTTAGATGAAAATAAAACTGTCTGATACACAGATTGCTAATATGAAAACCTATCTAATAGATAGGATACAATCGTTACGCGCTGGTATTCAAACATCAGAAAAAAATACAAGCATATCCTCAGATGTAAGAGCAATTTTAGATTTGACGTTGCGTGAAATACTAGATCATTTTGGAACTAAGCAGCAATTTAAAGATTGGATTAAATCAATTAGAGATATTGAAGCGATTCACTTGCTCCAAGTAGATACGGCAATTAAAGAAGGTTTTTGGGTATCAAAAGATTTAGTTATGAGAGGAGTAGTCGAGCCGTTTACTACAGCGCATATACGGATGCTCACTGATGGGTCTAAAACACTGGCGCGGAGAATTGCCGCGATGACTAGCGCTGGCCGGGATATTAAAGAATGCGAAGTTTTTGCGGAAGAATGTATCAAAGGATTCATTCAAACTGCAAAGAAGCGCGCCTTAGAAGCACTAGGTTGCAATGAATGAGAACGTAATTGAGATGGGGCGAGGATGGCTTGTAAATATTGTTCGCGCATTTATTGAAGAAACATTTTCTGTAAAGCCATCTATATTTTCAGAGCGACATCGATACTTGCCTGAGTCCGTGTCACCTATGCCAGGGCCAATGCGCTGGGATATTAATCCATTCATGCGAGAGATTGTCGACTGCTTTGACGTTGATAGCCCTATACGTGAGGTCAACCTCAAAAAAGGCGTACAGATCACATACACAACGCTATTGGAGAGTGGAATACTTTACTTTATGGCGCATGTGAAAACGCTGCCGCTCATGTATATTACAGCAGATCAAGAGCTTGCTGCGGCGCGTATTGATGGGAATATTATTCCAATGATTAATCATTCCGGGTTTGCTCATATTGTTAGATCAAGTGATGCGACGAGCACGCGCAAAACAGGTAAAACAAAAAGTCATATCCAATGGGAAGGCGGGGGTTATTTGATTCCGGGCGGCGCGATAAACGCAAATAAAATGAGGCAACATAGTATTGCGGTGATGCTTAAGGATGAGATTGATGCCTGGCCCGAGACGGTTGGAAAGGATGGCGACCCAGACGCGCTGACCGACGCGCGCTGCGCGGCGTATTTTGAGCAACGAAAAATATTTCGAGGAAGCACGCCTTTAATTAAAGGGATAAGCAAAATTGAAAAGCAATATTTACGGGGAGATCAAAGAAAATATTTAGTATGCTGCCTCGCATGTGGATTTGCGCAAGAGCTTAGGTGGAGCGGACGCAACGAAATCACGCGAAAAGATTTTGGGATGAAGTGGGAATTAGATAGTGATGGGATGTTGGTGATTGATGCAGTGCGCTATGTTTGTGCTAATTGTGGTCACGAGCATTTTGAGTGTGATAAAGAAGTGTTATTTGCAACAGATCATGGAGCACACTGGGAGCCAACAGCGCGGGCAGTGGAGCCTTTTATTCGGTCGTATCATTTGCCAGCAATGTATTCACCGCTCGGGATGCAGCCGTGGTACAAGTGTGTTTCGCTTTATTTAGAGGCGTTCGACCCGATAAATAAAAAAGCGCGGGATATTGGAAAGCTCCGCGTGTTTTACAACAACATTTTAGCGGAGCCGTTTGAAGAAGTAGGAGAGAAAATTTTATTTATTGCAGTATCGGCGCATCGGCGATCGTGCTATCGGCTTGGCAGTATTCCAAATCAATATGCCAAGCAGTATTCGGGCGGACCTATTTTGTTTTTGACATGCCAGGTTGACCTTCACAAAAACAATCTCGCAGTCGCAATAATTGGTTGGACAATAGACGCGCGGAGTTATTTGATTGATTATTGGCGATTGGAAGATGATAGCGAGAACGGTTGCGAGAGTTTGGGTTCGCCTGTTTGGGTACAATTGAGAAAAATAATTGAGGAAAAAAAATACAAAGCGGACGATGGTGTTGAGTACGGTATTCTTTTTACGCTTGTCGACGCAGGCCATGCAAACGACACAGTGTCGACTTTTTGTGCTGAATACGAGGCGGGGGTTTACCCAATATTAGGGCGGTCGCGAACGGCGCGTAATCAACGGATAAGTGAGTTTGCGGAATTTAAGACGCAGGTTGGCGGGGTAGGCTACCGCATCTTAGTTGACCACTACAAGGATCGGTTGGCGCCGGTGCTGCGACGCGAATGGATGGAAGAGAGCGGCCTGCAGGAGCGCTACCACTTTAATGCGCCGATTGATTTACCGGACAAAGCACTCAAAGAGCTCACCGTGGAGCGCAAGCGCGAAGTGCGAAACGAGAAGGGAGAGATTTCCTACGAGTGGTATCGTCCGGGGAATTCACCAAACGAACTTTGGGATCTGCTGAACTACGGCCACGCGGCAATCGATATCCTGGCGTGGTCGATCTGCGTGAAATACTACCAGCTCGAGACGGTAGACTGGCCGAGATTTTGGGATCATTTCATTGGGCGTTGAGGCCTCTAGGCGGCGACTGCCCGATCATTTTTTTCTTGACAAATTATTTTTTCGGTCTCCAAGCTTATACATGGATGTTATTTTTTTACAGGCCCGTATTCTGGCAACGCAAAATCTTATCATTGTTTTGGAGACAGCACTGCTCACGCTATCGAGCGGCTCGACGCAGTCGTTTACTCTCGACACGGGGCAGACCCGCCAGTCCGTGACAAAAAAGGACACGCCTAGTATTCAGGCCTCGCTTGATAGTGCCTACAACCTGCTCGCAACGCTGGAGGCGCGGCTTTATGGCAGCGCCGGCCAGGCGCGTCCGGGCTGGTAAATGGGGATACTATCGCGCATATTTAAGAGCAGGCCGCCAGCGCAAACCGGACTATCAGTAAGGACGCTGCCCCGGGGGGAGATCACTGCGGCGGCGATAGTGCCGCCGACCGAGGAAATAGGGCCATGGGCAGGGGATAAATACCACGGGGGTTTCGGCCCGACGCAGCTTTTGACAATGGACTATTGGTCGCTGAGAGAGCGGTCGGCAGAACTCTTCCGCACGAATTTATACGCGCGAGGACTTCTTCGTCGCCTCCTGACAAACGAAATAAACACGGGTTTGACGCTCGAGGCTCTGCCCGATGAGAGTGTGCTCGGTGTGCCCGAGGACAGTTTAAGCGATTGGAGCGAAGCGGTTGAAAATCGCTTCAATATTTGGGCGCGTGATCCCGACCTTTGTGATTTTGAAGGGCGACGAACGTTTGGCGAAATACAAAGGCAGATGCGACTTGAAGCATTGATTTCCGGTGATGTGCTAGTAGTACTTGATCAGTCACGAATGACAGGACTTCCGCGTGTGCGAATCATAAACGGCGCGCACGTTTGTACACCTCTACAAGGCATCATGGATCCCTTGATTCGCGAGGGCGTCGAGCACGACAGCGGGGGGCGTCAGATCGCATACTGGGTGCAGCAGGCGGATGGCACAATCAAGAGGGTCTCTGCGTACGGGCCGCGATCAGGCCGGCGAATCGCGTGGTTGGTTTATGGCACTGAGAAGCGCCTCGACGACGTGCGAGGGGAGCCAATTCTTTCTCTCGTTCTGCAATCGCTGAAAGAGATTGACCGTTATCGAGACTCGGCTTTGCGGAAGGCAGTCCTTAATTCAATCCTCGCGATGTTCATCCAAAAAGACGAAGCGAAGCCCGGGACGTTACCTATAACAGGCGGTGCGATTCGCCGTAATTCTGTGTCAACTGGTGACTCAACAAACGCCGTTCGAAAATTCAATATCACCGAGCACATTCCGGGGATGGTGATTGAGGAGTTGCAGGTCGGCGAGCGCCCCGTGCCTCACAGTACCGCGGGTACAGATGTGAATTTTGGCCCATTTGAAACAGCGATTATTGACGCGATCGCCTGGGCGAATGAGATTCCTCCTGCGATTCTTAAGCTTGCATTTTCGTCAAACTATTCCGCAAGCCAAGGCGAAATCAATGAATTTAAAATGTATTTAAACAAAGTAAGAAATATTCTTGGTGAATCTTTTTTACAACCGATTTATGTTGAATGGCTTTTAAGCGAAATCCTTCGTGGGAAAGTATTGTCTCCGGGATTTTTAGAGGCGTGGCGCGATCCGCAGCAATATGATATTTGGGGCGCGTGGACGGGGAGCAATTGGAGCGGCGTGGTAAAGCCAAGCACGGATGCGCTTAAGCAGGCGAACGGTTTTGCGGCGATGGTAAAAGAGGGGTGGATGACGAATGCCCAGGCGACGAAAGAATTGAACGGCAGTAATTGGCGTAAGAACATTAAAAAACTTCGTCGCGAAAACGAATTGAAAGCAGAAGCAATGCCCGTGCAGGTTGTTGAGGAACCCGCGGGGATGCCTTTCGAAGAGCCTTTGGAGGAAGATAATGTGGCTATTAGCTGATCACATAAGAGTACAAATAGAACATGCACAAGCCGCTGGTATGGTAATCAATACAGCATCAAGTTTTTCACCCGAAAAAGTAGGTGTTGTTGGAAATAAAATGATAATTCCTATCGATGGGATTTTGACACAAAAACCTAATTTACTAGCCGCTTTTTTTGGTGGAGGTAATTTTCTTTATTCGGATTTAATTACAACAATCGCCGCAGCAAATGAAGATCCTTTAGTAGAAAGTATTGAGCTTATTGTGGGGGACTCTCCAGGGGGAGAAGTAGTAGGGCTTATTCAAGCAATGGATGCAATACGCGATTCTAAAAAGCCCGTGGATGCAGTTGTCAACTACGCAGCTTTATCAGCGACATATGGGCTGGTCAGTCAGGCCAGAACAATTATAGCCGACAGTCGTGCAACACAATTAGGGTCAATTGGAATTGCGTATGATACCACTATGCGAGAAGATGAAATACATTTGACAAATTCAGAATCGCCTAATAAACGGCCTGATTTAACAACGGATGCAGGGCGGCAAGTTGTTCGTGCACAGTTAGATGAGATGTATAATTTATTTGCAAAGGCGATTGCTACTGGACGCAAAACAACGTTGCGCGGGGTAGATGAAAAATTTGGCAAGGGTGCAATTGTGCTTGCAGAGCAGGCATTAAAAGCAGGAATGATCGATAGCATTAAGGCTAACGATGCATTAGATAAACCGACCGCTAAGGCGGCAAACAGGGAGAGGTCACAGATGGACCTGAATCAATTGAAAGCCGAGCATCCCGACGTGTACGCGGCGGCGGTGGCTCTCGGCCAAAAGAGTGAGCGCGATCGGGTGTGTGCTCATTTGACTCTGGGTAAAACATCCGGCGACATGGAAACCGCGCTCAAGGCGATTGCGGACGGCGCGGAGATGACTGCGACTTTGACCGCGACATATCTTGCCGCGGGAATGAAGCAGGCGGCGATCAATGCGCGTGCGGCCGACAATCAGAATCTTGCGATTGAGCCCGAGACAGCCGATCGCAATTCTTTCAGTGCGCAAATTGCCAAGCAGCTTAGCGCGCGCACCGAAGAGGAGGGCTTGATCAATGAGTAATCTCACAATCACAAACAACGATCTCGGTAGTTTGATTCACGCTTCTGGTGTGTTTCGACCCGAAACATTAGCGCTCATCGGCGCGCAGACAGTGCCGGCCGGCCGCATTCTCGCGAGAGATAGCGTTTCTGGAAAACTGGTCAACTACGTGCCAGGCGGCGCCGCATTGAAGTCGACGGGAAATGGCCCATTTAATTTGGCGAACGGACAGACAATCATTCTCGACGTGAATAATGTTGGGCCGGTGACGACGACGGTGGCAGCAACGGCGGCAACTATTACGGATACCACCGCGTATCCGTGTGCAGATCAAACCGGATTGACCATGACGATCACGCTGACTGGCGGCCCTTATTCCGGCGAAGTGCAGACGATCACATTTGGTACGGCTACGACGGCGGCGCTGATTGCATCGTTTATCAATGCACAAGCGCGTGGAGTTAAGGCGTCTGTTTCTGGCGGGCAAGTTCTCCTCACGCATGACGGCTGTGGAAGTGTGATGCGTATAGCTTGCGGCGCTGGTACGGGCGGCCTCACTTGGGCTGCGCAAGTAGTGGGGACTGGCAATGTGACAGACGAAAATGCAGTCACCGCGACCGAAATCAAGACGATGGTTGAGCTCGCGACGGCGGCAGATCTCACTGTCGTCGGCACGGCGGCTGTTTTCAAAGCAACTACCGAGCTCGACTTTCAGGCATCGACGGCGCTTGCCGCTTTGGGTCTTTCCGTGGAGGTGATCACGGCGAATGAAAACGGAATTCCAAAAGCGGTCATGCCGTACGAACTCGCGGGGGCGAATGGCGACAACGCGATTCGCGCGTTGATTGGTGGAGAGGTGGAGCTTGATCGGTTGTCGACGGCGGACGGATCGACGATCACGCTGGTAATTCAAGATTTACTAAGGGATTATGGAATTGTCCCTGTTACCGTGCAAGAGCTCGGCGCTCTTGATAACCAATAAGGAGTACAAATGAGCACCGAAGCAACAACAAAAATGCTTGCCATGTATAAGCAAACTCCGCGGCCAACCGCATTTTTTTCATCGCAGTTTATGTCAACGCCGGAGAATTTTCATAATTCCGAGGCGGTTGAAATTGACATTCAGCGCGGCGATGAGGAGGTTGCAATCGCGGTTCAGAGCCTCGTGTCAGGGTACAATTGGAACTCCAATGATCTCTACACGAACAAGCGATTCATCCCTCCTGTTTTCAAGGAGGCCTTCGCACTCAGCGCATTTGATATGATCAAACGCGTGCCCGGGCAGAATCCATTTGAGGATGTCGCTTTTCAGGCAAGTGCGATGCAGCAATTTCTTGCTGGTATGCTCAAGGTACAGGACAAGATTTTGCGCACGGTTGAATTGCAAGCCGCGCAAGCCCTCCAGCTCGGCGTTGTGACACTAATCAATGCGGCTGGCACGGCAGTTTACACCATCGACTACAAGCCGAAAGCGACGCATCGGCCCACATGTGCACCACATTGGGATGATGCAAACGCAACAATCGCGGGCGATATTGAATCACTCATGGATGTTATCCGCAATGATGGCAAAATGGATCCGGTCATTTCTATTTGGGGCATTAAAGCATTAAAAACCGCTCTTGCAGACGTGGCATTTAAAGCACTTTTTGAAACACGACGCGCAGATATTGGATCAATTATCCCTATGGAAGACCGCGGCAATGGCGCGAAGTATCGCGGGACGGTCGACATTGGTCATTATCCGTTGGAAATCTGGACATACGAGGGCAGGTACAAACACCCACAGACTGGCGTTATCACGCAATACATGAACCCTGTGGAAGTGCTGATTATGTGTCGCGGTGCTGATCTGCGGATGACATGGGGCAATGTACCGATGATTCTCCCCCCGGAGCAGCGGGTTCTGCCGTTTGTTCCCCCGCGTATCAGTCGACCAGGGGCAGGCGGCATGGACCTGATCACAAATACGTGGACGACCGCGGACGGCGAGCAACTTTTCGGTGGCGTGAGCGCGCGGCCGTTGGCTATCCCAGTGGCAATCGACACGTTCGGGTGTCTGGTGACGGGGATTGCGTAATGAGCACATTTAAAAAAGGCCAAAAACCAGCAATTGCTCACGCGGCTGCCTCAACTTTTACAGGCACCTATAAGCAAACTACGTCGGGCGCGCCCGAGTCCGCGCCCGAGCCCGAGCCCGAGCCCGAGCTCGCGCCTGCGCCCGCGCCCGAGCTCGCGCCCGCGCCCGCGCCCGCGCCAGCGCCCGCGCGGTATCGTATTGTCGAGGGGAAAGCGGTGACGTCGAAGCGCGGGATTCTTGGGCCAGGAGTGGAGGTCAAGGCGGAGTATCTCACCGGCGGTGCCACGAGCCTCGACGCGCTCGTGGCCGCGGGATACGTCGAGGTATATTGAGAGATGGGACTACGAGCAGAAGCAGAGGCGATGTTGGAGGAAACTTTAGAGGATGAAGATCTTTTCGGGTGGCCTTTGACCATTACTGATCCAAGCGGATTCAGTGCGCATTTATCAGGAGGATTCACTGATATTTCGCGCGTGATAGACCCGGAAACAGGAGTTGCTGTTACGGGGCGCCTCGCTTCTGCTGTAGTTCGCCTTTCAACACTTTCTCTTGAGGGTTTCACGGCGATTCCGCGGGGGATTTCCGAGAGTACCTCAAAGCCTTGGCGGGTTGATACCGTAGACATCAACGGTAACGCTTGTACTTTTAAGGTACAAGAGTCAAATCCTGATCGAGCACTTGGTGTTGTGGTTTTGATATTGGAGTTGTACACGCCATGACATTAGCGCTGATAGATAAACAAGACGGGTTCGAGATCATTCGCGATAAAATCGCAGCGATTCTTGTTGCGGAAATTGCACAACAACAGATACTTGCGGCGGCGGCTGGAAAAGACGCGACTCTTTGGAAAGTGCGAATTTACTCTGAGCGATCAAATGCATGGGAACAATGGCTTGATGACCAAATAGATGTAAGCCCGATATGTAATATTTGGTTTGATAGTGCAGCGTATTCGGAGAGTAGCGGTAATGTAGTGAGTCGGCAAACAAGCACCTCTTTATTTAATCTCGATTGCTACGGATACGGGATTGCAAAGAGCGCAGTGATTGGGCACACACTCGGAGATCAGGAAGCCGCTGCCACGACACATCGCGCAGTCAGATTGATTCGTAATATTCTCATGGCCGCAGAGAATACCTATCTAGGTTTGCGCGGTACAGTAGGACAGCGTTGGCTGCAATCAATTACGGTATACCAGCCAGAATTTCAGGGCCAAGCAATTCAGCAAATTGTAGGCGCGAGACTTGCTTTGCGGGTTTCGCACAATGAACTATCGCCGCAAGTTGCGGCAGAAACATTGGAGTATATTTCTGTGACGGTCAAACGGTCGCCAAGCGGCGAAGTTATTTTGACGGCAGAATATGACTTTTCATGAGGTGAAAAATGACGATCAGTACGGCGATAGATGCCAGCGCAGTTGCACGAGTTCTTGGCATCAAAACAGAATACAAGAATTTAAATCCGGGGAGTGTGTACTATCTTCCGCAGAGGATTGCGCTCATTGGGCAGGGAACAACGGCTGCCCAATCGAGCTACGATAATTTGAAACGGCAAGTATACACGGCATTAGAGGTGGGCCAGACATACGGGTTTGGATCACCTTTGCATCTTGCTGCAATGCAATTGCTTCCAATAAATGGCGATGGGATCGGTACAATCCCGTTGACCGTTTACCCGCTCGATGACGGTGGAGGGTCCGCTGCGGCTGTGGGGGACATCACACCATCAATTGGAACGCTTGTCGCATCGAGCTACATCATTCGCGCGAACAACATCAACTCCGAGGCATTGTCAATTGTGGTGGGTGACACCGTTCCGACAATTATTGCGAAAGGGATTGCAGCAATTAACGCGGTTGCCGCAATGCCGATTATTGCAAGTGACGGAACAACTAAGATTACAGTAACCAGTAAATGGCAGGGACTTTCTGCTAATGATATCGTGCTCGAAATAATCGGCCCTCTGCCTTCCGTGTCCGGTGTTACCTGGGCACTCACGCAGCCAGTTGGTGGGCTCGTCAATCCTACAGTGGATTCGGCGCTTGCACAAATCGGGAACGTGTGGGAGACGATGATTCTCAACTGTTTGCCCATTGCGGATACTGTTGCACTTGGAGCCTATGCAACTTTTGGAGAAGGGCGTTGGGGAGCACTGGTTAACAAGCCGCTTGTAGTTTTTACGGGATGCAATTTAAGTTCTGTTGCGCTTTGTACGGCGGTATCCGACGCGCGCAAAACAGATCGAACGAACAGCGTGCTCACGGCGCCTTCATCGAAAGACCTTCCCTTCGTTATTGCTGCACGGCAGCTCGCACGGATTGCGGTGATGGCAAACAATAATCCCCCACATGATTATGGATCGCTAGCGGCGACTGGTCTTGTCCCCGGGGTCGATTCGAGTCAATGGGATTTTACAATGCGCGATTCCGCAGTGAAGCTTGGAGCATCTACTATTGAGTCTGAAGATGGTGTTGTTTATCTCAGCGACATTATAACAATGTACCATCCTACGGGCGATGTAATGCCGGCGTATCGTTACGTTGTCGACATTGTTAAATTACAAAATGTTATTTTCAACGTAGATCTTCTTCTCGACACGGCCGAATGGGACGGTGCGCCGTTGCTTCCCGATTCTCAGCCAACGACAAATCCGACAGTTAAAAAACCAAAGATGGCGAAAGCCGCCGTTGCGGCGCTCATCGACGAGCTCGGGCTCGATGCAATTATCAGTGATCCTGCTACGGCGAAGGCGAGTATTCAGGCGGGGATTAACGGGACGAATCCGAAGCGGCTAGATCTCGCCATGACTGTTGCGGTGAGTGGAAATGTAAATGTAAAATCTGTTGACTTGTTCTTCGGGTTTTATTTTGGAACGAGTGAGGTGGTATCATGACAGCCATCGGCGGATCGATAGAAGAAATTTCTTTTGCAGGTCGTGTTTTTGCGGTGCCTGCCGACAACGAGGCGCAACTCAAGGTAGGTGGCTTTGAAAACGAGGTGCAGGCAAACGGCAACGGTACGGCGCGTCTTATCAAGACACGCGTGCCAAATGCAGTGGCTGGGCTCACGGTAGAAATTGATCATACAAACGGTGATCTTCAATTTTTGCAGTTGCGTGCAAATTCAAAAATTTTTGAGGTGCTGTCAATCACGCTGGTGGACGGATCTGTTTATCAAGGCCTTGCGCAAATTGTTGGTGAGCTGCAGGCGAGTTCTCAGAGCGCGACGGCAAGCGTTAGCTTCGCTGGGCCTGGCGAGCTCACGAAGCAATAGTAGGGGAAGTATTGTGCCGCGCGGGTTAGCCCCTAGCCCTTTAGCCATGCGGCGCGCGGCACCTATTTTTGATAGGGGCACGATGAGATGAAAAAAGAAATAGTAGACAGGCACACAGCGGAACAAGAATTTGAGCGATTCGCAGAGGCGATGGATATCGATCTCGATTTCACCGGGCTCGATGAAAACGATCGCCGTGATTCCGAGCGCGACCGCCAAATTTTTGTCAAGGCGGTGATGGCCGGGAGGCTCGCGGTAGATGCCGAGGGGCGCCCTGTATTCACGCCGAAGGGAGGAGCTACGGCCATCACTTTCGGCGAGCCTAAAGGGCACGCGCTTGTGGCGATGGACAACGTCAAAAAAAGTCGAGATGTCGGAAAGATGTTCGCGTCGATGGCCGACATGACCGGGACTTCGGCGGCGACATTTTCCGGTATGGGCATGGCAGATCTGAAAATCTGCATGGCGATCTGGACACTTTTTTTGGCGTAATAACCGCGCCGCTATTGGTTCGCGGCGGCGTGGAGATACAGTTGGCGAATGGAAATCATACGCGGATTGGAGTGTATAGCGAAATGCTTTTACAGATCATGCGTGATTATCCTGCCCTTGGAGATTGGCGCGAGCTGACTGCTGCTGAGATTCGTTTTTTTTATGACGGCTTAAGGGCCGAGCTTAAAAAGGCTACGCGCCCACATGGCTAAAAAATTTGAAATAGAAGCGATATTTCGTGCGATTGATCGCGTGACAAAACCAATCTCGCGAATGCAGGCAGGCATCGGGCGTTTTGCGCGTGCGGCCGAGGCGCATCTTAAAGGGGTTGCCCGCGCTGGTCGCGCGATAGGTACGGGAATTCGTAAAGGATTAACTATAGCCGCTGCTGCTATGACGGCGTTTGGTGTGGCCGCGTGGAAGGTAATCCAAGTCGGAGCAGATTTTGAAAAAACATTCACGCTTGCAATACAGAAATTTCCTGGTAATATTCAGCGCGGGTCAGCGGAATTTAAACTACTGGAAAAAGCTGTTTTAGATGTGGGGCGCTCGACAGAGTTTACTGGCACACAGGCAACTGCTGCATTGGATGTATTAGGCAGGGAGGGATATAAAGCAACACAAGCAGTTGCGCTATTACCTGGTGTAATAGATTTTGCGACGACATCAGGAATGGATTTAGCGGAAGGAACGGATGCACTATCTAAAGGGTTGAAGGTATTTGGACTTGCGACGGAAGACACCACACAATTACAAATAAACTTGACGCGTGTAATGGACGTATTAAAAACAGTTGCTAATTCAACCACACTGACATTTGAAGATATATATGAAGGAATGAAAGCAGGCGGATCTGTTGCACGAGATTTCGGGCAAAACATCGAAACTGTTTCGGCAGTATTGGCTGGATTTGAAGAGGCGGGAATCGAAGGTGGCAAAGCGGGAATGATGCTACGCCAAATGATGTTTCGATTAATCAGCCCAGCAAAAAATGCAATGCAGCAGTTTAATAGGTTTCATATAAAAATAAAAGATGCGCGTGGCAATATGCGAGATTTTGTTGATATTCTTTCTGATTTAGATAAAGCAACAGGCAAACTCGGTAACGCGCAACGCGCGAAAGTATTGACGGATATTTTTAGCGTGCGAAGTGCAACTGGAGCTATTGCTTTGCTGCAAGTAGGAACGGATAAACTAGAGGGATTTAGGAAGAAATTTGGTGAGGCCGGTGGTACTGTTGCGCGTTCTGCTGAGCAAATGCGCGGTACTATGAGCGGGTCTATTGATCAGCTAAAATCATCGATTGAAAGTCTTAAGCTGGCAATTTTTAATTTTAAGGATCGCGCAATAGGAGGAGTTATTAAACGTGTTACCGAATGGATACGCGCGAATGAGCAACTTATTGCGTCGAAAATAAATGAATGGCTCGATTATATTATTAAAAATTTTGGCAAAATAATTAGTGTACTTAAAAGAGTAGGTATTGCGGTTGCTATTGTTTGGGGATTAGTTAAAGCAGTGCAGGCGCTACATGGCGCATTGATTGTTATAAATCTTATTATGGCCGCAAATCCAATAGTGTTAATTATTATGGGAATTGTTATTGCGATAGCGGTTGCGGCTGCGCTCATTATTACACATTGGACTGAGGTAAAAGCATTTTTTATTTCCGCAGGAGAAAAAATAAAAGCTGCTTGGGATACTGTAGCAGAAGCGCTGAAAGCCCCATGGGCAGCCGTAAAGGATTTCTTTCAAAGTCTGTGGGAAGACATCATAGACATTTGGAATTCGGCGGTTGATTATTTACTAAATACTGGACCAATATCATGGCTTCTTTTTGGCGTGTCACTTATTATGGATAATTGGCAACCTATCTCGAATTTTTTTAAAACCCTGTGGGAAGACATCATAGACATTTGGAATTCGGCGGTTGATTATTTACTAAATACTGGCCCACTTTCCTGGCTTATTGATTGGGTTGGTTTTCTTATTGATAATTGGAGACCAATAGCAGGATTTTTTGAATGGTGTTTTTCTACGTCGTATAAAATAATTTCGGGGATTATTGAGTTTATAAAAAGTCCGATAGGATGGTTTATTGATGCGGCGAAAACACTGTTAGATAAATGGTTCCCTGTAGGGAGCATGTTTCGGAAAGTATGGGATGGTGTAGTAAACACTTTCCGTAGAGCATTGGAAAAAATCAAAGGATTTTTCGCACCAATAGTTAAGATTTACGATCGGTTTATGCAGTACAAAAAGGACGTCGTAAATGAAAGGTTTGGTGGCTTGCGAATCTCTACAGATAAAAACGAAGAAGCGCGAGACATGAGCGCTGGTCAAGCGCAACTTGTGAGCCCTCAAGAGCGCGCGGCGAAAGAGATTGAGGAGTATGTTTCGACTGTGACGAATCGCTCGGAAGTAACGATCAAGGACGAGACGGGACGCGCCGAAGTGACCAAAGGAAAACTCGGCACGGGATTGACCTTGCAACCAACAGGATATTTTTAAACATGGGTTTTATTGATAAATTAAAAAGTGCTGCTGGATTTGGGGATGAGTTAGCGCCCGAAGTGTCTTGGGAGAATCGGTTGCTTGAGGCCGCGTACACGCCTCCTTCTGGTTTGCGTATTACGTTTGATTATCAAGATCTTTCGCAGACCGTCGAAAAGAAAACTTCCGCGTTTGAATTCCCGGATGCTGAGGGTACACTTGTTCAAGATCACGGTATGGCTGGCCGGCGGTTCCCGTGGCGTATTTTTTTCTCTGGGCCCGACTGCGATATGCAGGCAAAAGTATTCGAGGCGGCGCTCATGGAGCGAGGAATAGGCGTGCTCGAGACACCTCTTTATGGGCAGTATGATGTTATCCCCTTCGGGGATATTTCGCGGCGAGATGATCTGGTTACTGCGGCGAATCAGGTTGTTTTTGAGGTGACCTTTTTTTCTACGCTCGGTTCTGCTTACCCCGCCGTGCAGGATGATCCGGCGAGCGCCGTGCTCACTGCGCTTGATCTCTTCGGGGATGCCAGCGGGGCGGAGTTTGCTAGCTCCCTCGACCTCGGTAGCGCGGCAGAGGAGGCAGGGCTGCTCGACACAATCAACGGGCTTGTAGCCGACGTCGGCGATAAACTCGATAGGATTGCCGCGTGTCAGGCGGTAGTCAAAGACGAGTTTGATGACATCGTGGCCACGATCAACGCGACGATTGATACGCTCGTAGCGCAGCCACTCGCGCTTGCGTGGTCAACGAAGCAAATGATTCAGGCGCCGGCAACCGCGCTTGCGGACGTGACCGCGCGACTTGATGCCTACAGCAATCTCGCGGCGAACATATTTGGAGCTTCTGACGCTGTGTCGCCAACAGGTGGCCCCGGCGGGCTCGGCCCGCATATTGACAGCAAAACAGGCGTCGGTAATGATGCGCAGGAACCCAACAAATTTCATGCGCGGGATCTATTCGCACAACTCTACATCACCGGGCTTATTCTGTCGGTGCTCTACACGAACACGACGAAAGGCTCTGCGGGCGCAATCCCTAACGTGAGCCGACGGCGCGCGGACACAAACAAAACAAACACGGGACGAAATAGTTTTGAGACCGCGCCGCAGGCGCTTGCCGCCGCGGAAGTTATTTTGGCGCAGTTGGACGCTTTGGCGGCATGGCGGGATGAAAATTATGAGTCGATTTCTGGGGGGAATTTATCCGCACCAGCACAAGCGGATTTTATTTCTTCACCGGGGAATACAGATCAAGGTTTAGCATTCCGCTATTTAAGTGATGCGGCTGCGCTCGCTGCTGGTTTTCTAATTGATTTGTCGTTTTCTCTCGCGAAAGAACGGAAGTTTATTTTAGACAGACCGCGGTCTATTATAGATTTGACTGCGGAGTTGTATGGAAATGTAGATGACAATTTAGATTTTTTCATTGATTCAAATCACCTGAACGGGGATGAAATTTTTGAATTACCGAAAGGACGACAAATTGTCTACTATGTTTGATAATGAGGTTGCTGTGTTGATCGACGGCAAACGTTTTCGCTATTGGAGTCGTATCAAGATAAACTTAGCGATAGATAATATCGCGACGACCGAAATAGAGGCGCCCTTCGATCCTGACGATTGGGTATTTACCGATACTTTTAAACCGTTGTCGTATAAACCCTTTGGTGTTTCGATCAACGACAAAACATTTTTTACGGGGACAATGGTTCCTGTAAATCCCAAACTTGAATCAAATAGCAGCGAGATAGCCGCGGGCGCGTATTCGTTGCCTGGTATTCTGACAGAGTGTTCGGAGCCGATTACGGCATTTCCCTTGGAATTAAAAAAACAAAATTTGAGGGACATCGCAGTTAAGCTTTTAAAACCGTTCAATCTCGTTGTGGACATGCGCGGAGATCCAGGGTCAGTATTCGATAAGGTGGCAATCAAACCGGAAAATAAAGTATTACCGTTTCTTGTTGAGCTTGCGCAGCAGCGTGGGTATGTGATTTCAAGTTCTGAGGTAGGGGATCTTGTTTTTTGGCGCGCGGTTGAAGCAGGCGAGCCGGTTGCGCTGTTGGAACAGGGGATGCCTCCGATGACACGCGTCGAGCCGGCGGTGAGTCCCGCCGAGTACTATTCGGAAATCACGGGGGTCAAACCAATACGTGTGCGATCAAAAACAAGCAAAAGTTTTACGGTTAAAAATTCTTTTCTTCCTGGGATATTTCGTCCATTTATTTTTTCAATTCCTCAAGGAAAAGATATTGATTTAGAGCAAGCGGTTCGTGCGAAGACATCACGAATGTACGCTAACGTTGTTGCTTATAGCGTTGATGTCGCGACGTGGAGGGATTCTCACGGGGAACTATGGGCGCCTAATACTGTGGTGCGACTGCGGGCGCCCGGCGCCATGGTTTACGATTATCATGATTTTATTATTCGTTCTGTCGCGTTTGAAAAAGACAAAGAAAAAGAAATGGCAACTCTTGATTTAATGCTGCCCGGTTCTTTTGGGACAACGGAGCCAGGAGGCCTACCATGGGAGCGCTAGCAGTGGTGATTGGTTTCGAGCAGACAGCCGAAGACGGCGAGAACGTCGCCGACGCAAAAGTTGATTTGGGTGGCGGCGAAATTTTGCTTGCTCCTCATTTTGGGCCAGCAGGATATGATGCTCAACCGTTGCCAGGCGACTATGCGGCGCTCATTTCTCAGAGCGGCGGCAACGGTTCTGCGGCTATAGGGTACGCAGATCCGATCAATCCCCCGCAAGCAGCAGGAGGTGAGGCAGGTTTTTATGCACGCGCGAGTGATGGGGCGATTGTGTGTAGTTTTTATTTAAGAGCCGATGGCTCTGCGCGATTTGAAAACGCAAACGGTTTTTTTGAGTTAGCGTCCAATGGAAGCGTAACAATCAACGGAAATCTGAGGGTTGATCCATGAGTCTTGAATTGCTCATGAATACAAAAGGAACGTTAGGACACGCCGAAGGATCTTTGATTTCCGGTGGTGTGTTTACTATTATTTCTTTACCGGCAATTACATGTCAGGCCGGCGATGCATATGCTTATCGCGGGCCACTCCAATACAGTTTTTCAGGGGGCAATGCTCAAGGATTTGATTCGGGGTCCGTCAACACGATCGTTCCGCAAACGATTAATCCGACGGCGCTCAAGGTATGGGCGGACGGGCAACTTGTAATTCGCCAAGGCGACACGGGAACACTGACAGCAATTGGAACTATTTCGGGAAATCCTGCGACTGTCGTAGGGCAGGCGGAAGTTGCAACTGCTGGGCAAGATAAGGTTTACGGACAATGACGGATGTTGTTTTATATCAGACCAATGACGGCGGGGAAATCAGCGCGGTCAACGGGACTGTTTTGATGGGAGGTGGAATTTCTACGGCGGTTTATTTGGCATTGTTTGGTGGTAACGAAGACGACGCGGGGGGGAGCGATAAAACCCTGAGTTGGTGGGGCAATCAACTCGATGCGGATATTGCTCGGCATTATCGTAGCAAGACACAATATCTGTTGCGATCTATTCCCGCAATTCCAATAAATCTCGGGCGCATAAAAACAGCAATTGAAGGTGATCTAGCAGCACTAGTAGCAGCTAAAGCGTTTTCAATAATAGAAATAACTATTACTATTCCGCAGGTGAATTGGATTAATATTTCGGTTAAAACGAATCTTGGGGATGTTTCGTTTATGAGCCCGTGGGAGGCATCAATATGAGCCAGCAAATACCGACGACTGCGGAGCTCAATACCGCTATCATTGCGCAGTTGGAGACGGCTTTCGGACAAATTGTTCCTATTTTTCCGAAAGCATTTTTACGCGTCATTGCGAAAGTATTGGCTGCGGTACTCGTCATTGCTTACAAGTACGGCGGGTTTATTTTTTTACAACAGTTTGTGCAATTCGCGTCGACTGCGGAAACAACTATAAATGGAAAAAAAGTCACGCCACTCATCGAATGGGGCCACCTTGTTGGCGCCGACGATCCCGCTGCGGCGACGCGTGCGGAGTACATCATAAACATTACGGTAACAAGCCAAGTGGGATCGCTTCCTTTTCATACTCAATTACAAAACGCGAGTAATGGTGTGACCTACTTGACTCTCGCTGTGGTGCCGTTGGACGCGGCCGTTGTGCAAGCAAACATCCGAGCGTATTCGGACCAGGCCGGCGGGGGTGGTAAGGGATCGATTGGAAATCTCGCAGTAGGTGACGTCGTTTCCTTTGTGAGTCCCGAAGCGAATGTCGCAACAAACGCAGCGGTCGCTTCCGAGGTGACCCGCGGAGCCGATGCTGAGGATTGGGAAGTCTATCGACAGCGTGTGATTGATCGTTTCCGTGCGCAGCCACAGGGCGGCGCTCCAGTTGACTACGAGCAGTGGGGCGAAACGGTTCCGGGGATCATCAACGTGTATCCCTACAAAGGCGATCCGGGGATTGTCGAGGTTTATTCCGAGGCGACGCCGGAGAGCTGCGGAAATGCCGACGGTATTCCTACGGGTGGACAACTCGCTGCTGTGTTGGCGGCGATCGAATTGGATGACGCAGGCCTCGCGAGCCGGCGTCCTATTTCTTCTTTTGTTGAGTCATACGCAATTACTCGCACGGGTTTTTCCGTGGTAATTGCGGGGGTGCAGGGAGGGGTTGATTTAGTCGGGATGCAAACGCGAATGATTGCCGCAGTCACGCAGTATTTTTTAAGTCGTGCGCCTTTTATCTCGGGATTAACCTTGGGAGCGCGGCGTGATCGTATTACGGTGTCCGCGGTGGCGGGCGCGGTGCAAGACATTGCCGACGCTTATGGCGCCATTTTTAGTGGGGTTGTGATAACGGAAAATGGAGTAGGTACGATCACAATTCGATCGCTGGGCATGGGAGAAAAAGCAAAGGTAACGAGTGTGACGTTTACATGATTGAACTCTTCAAACATCTTCTTCCGCGCGCGCAGGCATGGTCGATCACAATTGATAAGCAGTTGCGGCGTTTGTTTGTAGGGCTATCGCCGTCTGTCGATTCGCTTCGTACTTTTTTCGATATGGTGTGGCTCGACATGTTTCCTGCGACTACGCGCGAACTCACGGCGTGGGAAGCACAGTTCGGTTTATTTCGATACAACCTTTCCGAGCCGCAACGGCGGGAGCGTCTCGCAGCGCTCTGGGCGGCGACGGGCGGTCAGAGCCCTCGATACATTCAAGATACGCTTCGCAATGCGGGGTTTGATGTTTATGTGCACGAGTGGTGGGAGATGCCCGCGGCGCATCCGCCCGTTGCGCGTAATCCGTTTATTGTTTTAGGTGGGATTGAGTACGGTTGCGGCGACACGTTGATGGAGTGTGGCGAGCTCGTTGCCGAGTGCGGAGATAGTACTGAGTACGCTGGCTGGGTGCTCGTAAACAAACTCTACAACACCTATTTAAATCTTACGTGTCTTTGCGGCGAAGCACACATGGAGTGCGGCGAAGCACTTGCGGCGTGCGGCGAAAACGACGGTATTATTTTTGAGCGCGTGCAATACGCCATTCCGCACGACCCGGCGTTCTGGCCTTACTTTATCTATATTGGAGGGGAGACGTTTGGGACATTGGCGAAAATCGCCGCCGATCGTTTCGACGAATTGGAAGATTTAATTTTAAAAATCGTACCAGAGCATTTATGGATTATCATGCTTGTAGATTTTCAATTTTATATAATTGAAGATGCAACTTTAAATTATGTTATTGAGGATTTCTCCGGTGATTATTTGTTGGAGGTGCTTTAATGGCTGACACACTGCATTCGCAAGTAAGACCAAATTCGCGACACGCGATCCATAATCTCACATATCCCGATTCGGCAGATAGGCTCGCGGGAACAAATGAGGGGTCTGGAATTGTAGTCGGTACCAGCAATTTATATCAAATTGCAAAACAAGACGACGATGATAGCCTTTGGATGCTAACATCAATTGCGCCGCTCGCGTGGAAATCGATCGGGGTTATTTGCGATCTCGATATGGGGTACAATTTGTTTGCTTCTAGTCCTGCAATCGTGCATATAGACAGCGCCGAGGGCCAGGGCGATCTGCGATTTAACATCGATAGTTTGAATTCTTTTATTATTGATTTATCCGGTATTGTCGTGGAAGGGACCGACGACGGTTTCCAAGTAAACAATGGGCTGAATTATTTTCGCGTAAATAGAAGTGCACCAAACACAATAACACTCGGCGCGCAGCTAGCATTGATGGCTGTTGAGACGGCCGGAATAATTGATTTGAATGCGACGGGTATTTGTGCATTACATGGTTTAAACATCGGCTTGAATACGGCGAGCGGGTTTGGCACTTCGGCCGTGGGTGTTGTTTCTATCGCGGCCGGCACCGCGCCTTCGACTTCGCCTGTAGATGTCGTGCAATTATGGGTAGCAAATCGAGGTGGAGTTGCTGATAAAGGATCTCTATTTGTGCGCTCCGAAGATGGCACCTCTCATGTGTTAGGTGATCGTGTTGGAATCGGAACGGTAACGCCGGGATACACGTGCGAGGTCGCAGGCGACTTCGCGGCGACGGGAGTTGTACGTGTTGGTGCCGGGCACGATGCAGGGACCGCTGGATACTATTTACGATCGGCCGGCGGATCTGCGGCGCCGACATGGTCAGCAGTATCAACTTTAGATCATGGTAGTCTTGGTGGACTTGCTGATGATGATCATACGCAATACGCTCTATTGGCAGGCCGCGCAGGCGGGCAGATATTGGTCGGGGGCACGGCTGTTACAGACGATTTAGTTCTTCGCGCAACCGCGGGCGCGGGGGCGAGCGGTTCGGATATTATTTTTCAAGTGGGAAACAACGGCGCGACGGAAGCTCTTCGTGTTTTATATGATGGAAAAACAGGCATCGGAACAGCGGCACCCTCATCTCATTTTGACATTGAAATAACAGGCACTGCAAAAGCAATAACTAATATTTTTGAAATAACAAACAAGTATAACGCCGCCGATATGGATGGAACAGGCAGCGCTATTCTTTTTAATAACTGGTATTACGATATATCCGTGCCTGCGGTCATTTCTGCAGCTCGTATTGTCGTAGGAACCGAGACCGATTGGACACCTACGGCGGCAAGCCAAGATAGTTATATGGCGTTTGAAACGGCGCTTGATGGTGCTGTAGCAGAAAGACTGCGTATTAAAAGCAATGGCTATGTAGGAATTGGAACAAATAATCCACTGAGTAAATTATCGTTATCACATACCAGTACAGTGGCACATTATAATTTTTTAGAATTTAATATGTCTTCATGGGGGAATTCATCGGGCTACCACAAAAACATTATTTGGACTGATGACACGAATGAAAAATTTGCTGCAATAGGTTGTACCTATATAGCAGGAATTTGCAGTATGGATATTCATTCACTATATAATAGTGGATACAAAACAGATGATGATATTATTTTGCGTATTAGTGCGAATGGAAACATAGGAATTAATACCACGACTTTTGGAACATCGGCAGCAAAGGTACTACAGATTGCGAATGGAACCGCGCCTTCTTCGAGTCCTGCCGATAGTGTAGCAATATGGGCGGCAGATCGTAATGGTGTTGCAGATAAAGCGAGCTTGCATTTGAGAACAGAAGCAGGTGTATCGCATATATTGGGGGATCTGGTTGGAATAAACACATTAAATCCGTTAAGTCAATTACATGTAAAATATGATGGTGCATTATTAACAACAATACAAGCAAGATTTGAAAATACTACAGCCGGCGGAACAGCGGGATTCGGGCTAAGTAATCCAACAAGTGGATGGACAATATATTTTAGAACTAATCCCGGAGCTGGATGGTTTGAAATTGCCGACGGTGCGGGAGGAATACAGCATCGCTGGGATGCAAAAGACTATATGATTGCATCTGACGGAAAATTAAAATTTAGTTCTGAGAGCAATTATGCAACCGGTGGTACTGGGTCTGGGGATACCAATCTATATAGAGCTGCTGCGCATACATTGAAGACGGATGATTATTTTGTTATTGCGGGAAGTCTTGCAGTAAATTTAGCGGATTTTTCTGGTGAAATAGGAGTTATAACTGCGAAAGGTAGTTCCAATAACGGATCTAGTTACATTTATTTAGGTAGAGATTCTGATGATGTGACAGTCGCAAAAATAGATACAAATGGAAAAGGTATATTTAATGGCGGGTGGACAGATGGCGTGACAACTATTCTTTCTGGCGCCATAACTGAGGTTGCTTCGATTACGAATGTTGCTAGAGATTTAAATGTAGTTTTAGCGAATGCTTATTCTGCCGTATTTAACTTGGCCGGATGTACCGGTGTAGCAGATGGTTTAATAATTGTTGATGGAACCAATTATATCAATATAACCCATGTCGCTGCTAACAGTATTTCGATGGCGATTGAGGTATTTTCGTATGATTTTAATTGCGCACAGGCGGCATATTTAAAATCGGGAACGACGATGTTAATCCAAGCGGGTACTACTGCTAGGATAAGCGCGACAAATCTCGGCATCAACACGGCGACGTTCGGTACAGCAATGGCGGGCGGTATTGCAATTTTAAACGGCACGGCTGGATCGGGAACTCTTGCGGATACTACGCGTATCTGGTCGGCAGATCGCGGGACCGTCGCGGGTAAAGCGGCACTGCATGTAATGAGCGAGGACGGGACGCCGATCGTATTAGGAGATTTCTGCGGTATCAATCGAGCATCCCCAACATGTCCATTGGATGTCCAGGGATATTCGGCCGATGGCTCAACAAATATTGCGGCCTTTTACGATAATCGGCCGGTCTTAGTTGCGGCTATTAAATCAGATGGTGCCATCATCCATAGTGTAAATAACAGCATCGGAATGGACGCATCGGGAAATAGACTGGATACGATCGCAAACTGCAATTATGTCGTCAAGCACACCGCGGGCGCGACATTATCTACCGATGAATACATTGATTTACCGAACGCTAGCGGGGGGTGGTGTATTTTGCACATAAAGGAAGGCCTTGGTGAATTTGATCGTATTACTTTAGGTTTCGCTTGGGGGCCATCTGGAGGAGTCGGGTTTAATATTGATCCATATCCATCAACAGCGTACACGTCGCTTACCGATGAAGCTAGTAAATTTTGCGTGTTTGATAACGGTACAAGTGTTCGAATAAAAAATAGGATGGCAACAACAAAAACAATTATTTATGAGTATCATTACATTCAATAAGGAGTCCCATGCCTACGATTCGAAAAAGAGATGACGACACACAGACCCGAAATATACGTGATATAGCCCGAGATGTTGTTCGCGAAGAATCTGATCGTTATTTGGAATCTATCCATAGTATGATGAACACGATGGAAGGAAACATCGAAAAATTCTGTGCGACTAAAATTGATATTGAAAAACTACGTTCTGAAATTTCTGACATGGGGTTTAAGTGTCTTGCGGGATCTCATAACCAAATAGAGGCCGCACTCATCCAACACAAATTAGACGGGCATCGCGCATCGCTTATTCCTAAACCAATCTATAGCAAAAAACAGATCGCGTTTGGTGCAAGCATTATCTCTTCTATCACGGGATTTTTAACTTGGGTCATTACATATTTTTGGCCGAAATGAGGTGAACAATGGCAAAACAATTAGGTACGCCTAAATCTATTTTTGAGGCTGTCGAGGGCGACGAAGTTGTTTTTAAAACAAAAGAAATGCGCGTGCAAATCGACCCGCAGGGAAGGAAAAGTTTACAGGTCGCTTCCGCGGACTTGAGAATGGAAGTCTTGACCGAGAACGAGCTTGATAATAAAATAGCGGTATTAGAAGCCGAGCTTGTTCGGCTTAAGGATTTACAGAAAGAAATCAAGAAATGAGTCGCTTAAAAATAAAGCGACCTAACAAAAGGGGCTCAAAAGTGAAAGTAAAATTGAATCAAGTATTGAAAACATTCAGGGGTTTGCCGTGCGTATTTCAAGACGGCGCGGATTTAAAAAATCTGACATTGAAAGAAGCATGTCTCAACGGGCTTGCCTACGCAGAAAAAGACGTCACGCCTAAAGAACAAATGAAGCGGTATTCTTTGGGCGCAAAAATTGGAGCTACAGACGACGAGCCAGAAACAGAAATCGAATTGACCGCCGCGGATATTACGCTGCTCGTCTCATCGATCTATAAAGCACACCCGTCGCCAATTATCGGCCCCCAGGCCGAGCAGATGCTTGATCCCCCCATCGAAAAAGAAGGAGCAAAAAATGGGAATTAACCCGTATTCAAGATACCCCACAAAAACAAACGCGCCCGATACTGACTACCCCTACGGGTCGGCTCGAAACGTTAGCACGCCAGGCGATGGTACAGGTACACCGTGGGAGCAAGCGGTTGTAAATGATCTTTGGGGTTGGATGCAAAACCTCCTCTACCAGGCCGGGATCGCGCCATCAGGCAACCCGGATAAAAAAGACGTATCGCAGTACTACGACGCGATTCGCCAAACCGCCGGCTATCCCGGCATGGTCTCGGCGTTTATGACAAACGTTGACCCCGCGACGCTCGGCATTCGCGCGCTTCTCCTAGAGGGCGGCTCCGTGCAAGTCGCACTCTATCATGATCTTTATGAGGCCTGCTATTGCGGCGACGCGAACAACCCGACGGCCGAGGCTTTCTACACTTCGACAGACCCCGAGGGCGTGAATCGCAGTGTCTCGGGCGGCTGGTTACAGCTCCCCGATACACGTGGGCGGTTCCCCCGTGGACTCGATTTGACCGGGACGGTTGACCCCGACGGTGCGACGCGCTTGATGGGCGATACGCAGGCCTGGTCTCAATCAGATCATGCGCACGATATTTGTGATTATATAAGTGGTACGTTGACTTCGCGGCGACATCAATATGCGGATCCAAGTGCAGGCACCAGTGTGTGGCTTTACGAAAACTCAATCGGCTCGAATCCGATCTGGGCGGGACACATGCGTTCCGCAGTAGGTGGAGGCGCGGGCGTGGAATTAACAGGCACCGAATCGCGTCCCTCAAATTTTTGCGTGTGCTGGGCAATCTGGTACTAAATGGAAACGGTACGTTTTGTTGAGTATCGCGGTTTTCGGATTCTAGTGGGATTTGATGTTCTTCGAATTGATCCGCTGGCTACACAAAAAAAAGTACTCGAAAAAATACAGACAACGGAACTATGGGGAAAATTTCTACAGAAACAAGATGCACTTTCTCAGGCTAATTCGTTTGCTGATTGCTGGTTTGCGATAAAAGAATTTGAGGTGATCAAGTCGGAATATGAGCACGAGTATGCGCGTCTCTGGGAATTAAATCTTGTGCATTTCAACCCCCGCCGGAACGAATTAGTTCTTTCGCAAGATCAAATAGGCGTACTCAAAAACCTTGCTGGGCAACTAAAACAGGGAGAGCTCCTCACCATCGAAGGCCAAACTATTTTTAAAACTCCGTGAAGTTCTGCGTGAAATTTTTAACATACCACGCGATTTTTTCTTCTGCACTTTCGAATGGGAACCCGGCCGGATCCCACTTTTGCTCATTGCAATGCAGATGCCCGATGAGTCCCACATGGTCGAGATGCCCTGCAAAATATTTGCGAGAAATTTGCTCCTCCTCATCGCGAGGAAAAAGCGGAAAAGGCAAGAGTGTGTTCCCGAGCACGCCGAGTGCTACCCAAAGCCCCGCTGCCCAGCGACAGACCGCATCGACTTGCGGGTCGGGCATCTGAAAAACCAACCGGCGAACACCCTGGAGAGCTTGTGGCTTGATTTCGTGCGGAAGGTTCCCGGTCTTCAAGCAGTTTTCTGGCGAGTAAAAATCAGGATCTTGTGCGACGGCCGGGAATAAGCAGCACTCCACGCCGATGCTTTGTTTGTTGTTGCTGCCTGCGTGCCAAGCGCATTCAACCGCGTCGAGAAACTGATAGATGCGCCCGTCATCTTCGATCGCAAACTGCACCGACAGGCCGCGCTCGTTGTGCAGCACGTTACGCATCACTTGAGGATTTTTTCGATCGCCTCCTGAATGATGGACGAGCACTTGATGAATTTTGCTGACATCACGCTTGCTGTAGCGCCGTCCGGAGATCACCTTCACAATTTTTTTTGTTTTAGGATCGCGAATTTCCGCGCGGTTCTCGTCGTATTGCGAAAACCCTTTTGGCTCCCACCAAGAGAAAACGCGCGTGCCAATATCGAAGGCATTGCCCGCGAGCACGATTGCATTTTCGGGATTGTAGGAAGAACCCATGAAAGAGAAATGATGATCAATCATTGACCTGGCCTTTCAATGCAAACCAATAAAGTCCGTGCCGGCCGGCCGACGTTGTTACGAAGCCCTGCACGACGGACGCTCTGCTATTGGATAAAATTATCGCGGCTTTTTCAAGATCTTTTTGCCGTAATAAATAAAACTTTAGCTTATCCATAAATGTCGAATATGGCGGCGCTTCCCCTAGTATTTTAAAATATATTTCCATTTCACTTTCGTACGCGCCACATTCTATGCGCATTCGAAAACGCGGAGAAAAAAGATACTGCAAACTAAAAGAAAAAGCCCGTCGATATTGCTGCGCTCTGTGTTGGCACTCATGTGTAATTAATATGATCTGTGATAGCAATGAGCTCTCTTGTTCCCCCGGCACAATATCGGTATAAAGCGTTCGGCCAAGCATGGTCGAAAAACGCGGCCAGTCTTTTTTTGAAATCCCCGTGAATGGCTGGATGAGCGCCATGAGCCATGACCCTGTTTTTTTCTTCACGCGAATTTTAAATTTCTTCGTCATGTACGCCCAGTATTTTTTGACAGTTTCTTCCGTGAGTTTGATCATTTTTCACCTAACTTTCTCCGAGATGTAAAGACCGCCAAACACACCCGCGGCAGCGATCGCAACAATAGTCGCTGCGCACCAAAACCACGCTTTGATTTCTGCGCGGGAAAAATCCTTCGCACGCGCCTTCTGCTCCGAGTCAAGCAGTGCGCTCATTTTGTTGAGCCCGTTTTGCGTGTTGTTTAGCTGCATTTGAAAAAAAGAGATCTGCCGTTTTTGTGCCACTGTAGTTTCGTCGAGCAGGAGCACCTTGAGTTCTAGCTGCGCAGAGTAGTGCCAGAGCCAATCGTAGTCAGTGAGAATATGTGCCATTGTAACCCATTGGTCGTAGTCGAAAAGTTTGTACTCAACACGCGGTTTGAACACTGTTTGTGCGCCCGCGTCAGTCGTAGGGGTTAGGATAGATCCTTCCGGCGGCTGAATTAAATCCGGTCGAATTTGCTGCTGGGCTTTTGCCTTTGCGCAGCACAGCGTCAACAGCGCGAATAGTACGAGCCTTATTGATGGCCTCATGCGTCTTCTCCCTCTCTACTGCGCTCGCTTGAATCTGCTCATCGAGCGCGTTGATTTGTTCTTGCAGCGCGAAGATCGCGGCGTCGAGTTCCTCAATCCTTTTTTGTGCCTCTATATTTGCCTGATTGACCTGCTCAAGAATTTGTGTTTGCTCTGTGTCTGTCGAACTCGCGCAACCTTTTGCCGAAAAAATAAAAAACAAAAGGCCACCGACGACGACAAAAAAAACACTTACCGGCAAATACCAATGCTGCTTTATCCACTCACCTAACAAAAACCATTTGTACCTTTTCATATTTCGTCATCCTTCGGCGCCGGCGGAGGAAGCGTGACGGGCGTCCCAGGAGAGCGCTGCGCTAGCACCATGCCGCGCAAATACTTATCTAGCGCCGCCTGCTGGCCATTAAAACCGAACGCGATCGCGCCCATCGTGAACACGATGCATGTCATGTACGCCGATAGCGGCCAGCCTAGCGCGGGCTGTGTATAGAGGGCAATGAGCGCGAGCGCGCTTAGCAAAATTTCCATCAACAAAAACGCGATGAACTTTTTCGATCTGAACCACGATTTTTCAAACATGTTTTATTCTCCGTTCATACGACAATCCGATACCAGGCCTCATCGGTTTCGTATTTTCTGTGAAATCCTAGATCATATGCTACCCACAAACAATGAAGACGGCCCTCGGCACAATCCTTTTTGAGTACGTGCGCACAAATCTCGTTCACGGCGTCCTCAAACGTTAGCATAATCCATTTATTTGGATTTTTCATTTTGAATTTTCTTTCGATCAGCATTTTTTATTTCCCAATCACATGCGCGGCGCGCGCATTGCGGATGGCGCGCGCCCGCACTCTGAGACCACTCTATCTCATCGCCTTCAAATATCACTTGGCCGCATTCCTCGCAGTGCCCGTCTTGTTTGGCGATCATAATCATCGTACTCGCTCAACAGTATATGCGGAGTTTGCAAAAAAACGGCCTGGGTTGACTGGATGGTGTTCGCCGACGTAATAAAAAACAATTCCGCTTTTGCCTCCTCTTTTCGGCATCCCTTTGCCGCCCCACAAATACTGACCGCGTTCTTTCGCAGCGGCCTTCGCCTCTTTTTTTTCGTCTCGTGAAAAATACTGTTTTAGTCTTGCCATGATGTTTCTCCTTTTTTTATCACCATCTTCTCGGTGCACACTTATCATAAGCAGCGCCGAGCACGCGGTATTCCGCAAAAGGTGTTTCGTATTGTTGCGTATAAACTATTTTAAGAGCTAACCCTAAACAAAATCGGCAATACTCGATCGGTGCTATTTTTTCATCTATCTCCCCAAAAACTGTATCGCTAATTTCTAATATTGCTTTTTCTATGGATAGTATTGTCCATTCTGCGTTTGCTGTTTTTTTTCTTCTTTCGATGATCATATTATCTCCTGATTTTTAGCGCGTCATTGACGCGATTTTTGAGCAACGCTTCCTCAACAATTTTTAAACTATCGCGACATTCCTTGAGCTGCGTCGCGCATGTGTCGAGCTCATGGGTTTGATTTTTGCAATCGACAATCAGTGGCGGTGTTTTTTTCGAGGCGTAATACCAGGCAATCGCGAGCAGTACCATACTCACAATCAGCGCAAGAACTTTAAGCGTGGCGCGCATGTTTTCCTCCTCGATACTTTTTCACCGCGGCGCGATACGCACTCATGCGGTGGCCGAGTCCTCGCCATGGCGCAGTGCATGAGTCGGTGGTGTAGGCGTTCACGCCCCCTCGTACTGTTCCGCATCTTGTGATGCATTTTTTTAACCATGTCGCCCCAGCCTCAATCTGTTGCGCGCTCTGCGTCAAATCAAATCCCTTTTTTGCAAATCGAGTGTGCACTTGCAGAAGGCCAACTTCGCCGCGCTTGCCGACCGCACGAAAATTCCATGAAGATTCTTTCGAAATCATCACGGCAAGTAGGAGATGATCAATGCCGTGGGCCGTTGCCGAGCGCAACACGTTGTCGATTTGATCAAGAGCGCGCTGCTTTCCTTTCGGTCCAAGATCGCGCGTCCAGTCTTTAACATACTCTTCGAGCTCGTCCCGCGCGTCCGCGTGCGCGGGGACGCACGCGAGAGAAAAAATTATCGCAAATATTATTTTCATTTTTTTTCTCCTTCCTGTTTTTTTTCAAATTATTCGCCGCATTCTTTGATATATTTATCTCTCAAAATTCTGAATACCAAATCAGGTATCGATTTTGCAATTGGGTATTTTGTCATATTTGTTATTCCGCGCGGTTCAAACGATTGATCTATAAATTTATCGGTAAATGCCTGTAATGGAACGCCGTATTGCAAAGCAATTGATACTGCGATCGCAAACGAATCGTAAATTCGAAATTCATCGCCCTCTTTATTTAAACAAATAAAGATCTCCCCGAGTGTTCCATCGGTATACAGCCCCTCGGTGAGATACAGCTCTTGCAATCCGCTACATAGTTTTGTAGTAATCGCCTTTCGCTCGTCTGGTAGTTTTTTTCGTTCGCGTTTATTTATATATACTATTTTCTTACTGAATATTTTTTTGATAAATTTTATCATTAACATTCGTCCTTTTTTTTAGAACACTAGCGATTTAATATCCATAGTCCTAATCCTATCGCATCCATAATATGCGTAGAGGATTTTTTCTGAACATGTGCACGCTCGCCCGCAGTCAATTTCGCAAGCGTGCGCTCCTTACTGATAGCCTTCGGCGTCGATCCTTTCCACTCACTCGGTTTTATAATATAGAGTGTAGCTATATATGCGTAAACCGCTCCAAGAATAACGCCTGCTTGCAGAGCAACCGTGATGAGATCGTTTGGATCACCTTTCCATCTTTGTACCGGATAAACTTGCGGTAATTCGATTGCGAGATCAAATGGAATATACGGGCAGCACAGCGCAATAAATCGCGCGGCGTCTAAAAGCCTTTTCGGTTTATGTTCATCCACAGAAACAAGCTCGCCGCTTTCAAAACACGCAAGACCAATTGTTTTACCCGGATCAATTGTGATGAGTTTGTTCATTTTTCGACCTTTGAAACCGTGATAGCTATCGTGCGTTTTTCTTTCATTTCCCATCCCGGGATTGGCGGCGCTTGTCCGGGTTTAAACGACGCAAGCATCGCGTTGACGGCTTTCACGTCCACCCTCAAAATCTGTGTATGCCCTGTATTGATTGCCCAATTAATGAGATCTATCTCATTCACGATTGTCCCCTTCGTCGTTCGACGAATCGAGAGGCCAGGAACTTTATCCAACACAAGCGCGTCAGATGCGGTGATGAGTCCGCCTCGCTCTTGTTCGGGCGCGTGCTCCACGCGCGCAAGCAACTGCATACGTTCTTTTTCGCAGTGTGTTACACCCTGCTCTATTTTTTCTTTGAGCTGTCCTTCGGCGTAATCGAGTGCCACGAGCGACGGAGAGAATGTTTTGTTGATGTCGTCGATGACATCCATGAGAGGCGTCACCCAGGTTTTTCTTTTTTCGTCGAGCGCGTTTTTCGTCTCCTTCACGATCGCAGTCATCTCAACTGCAACTACTAGATCGGCCTGCGACCTCACTTCGAGATCTTCAAGCACGTCAGCAATTTCGCCAATGTCATCGATCGAACTCTCGATGCTTTTTGAAACCTCTTCCATTTGCGGCACTATATTTACGTTCATTTTTTACTCCTCTTTCCATGGGATCATTTTCCCATTTTCAAAAATACGTTTTGTTTTTTTCGACCAACATCGCATCAACGTTGCTTCGGCTTTTGTCGGTATGTCGGGCGTCCATTTTTCCATCGTCTCGGCCATTACGTCTTCGATTTCCATTGCGGCGTCGTGGCCGGCTTCCTCTGGCGTTTCCAAAATAATTTCATCGTGTACAAAAAGTACTGGGCGAGAGCCATACAAAAAAGAAGCGGGATCGTTGAAGCATCGTTTCGTCACTTGCCAGAGCTCATCTTTATTGGAGTGGTTCGCGAGCGTCTGAAAAAACGCGTTACACGTATCGGTATAAAAGCAATTCGCTCGCTTGAAGCCGGAGCGAGGGTGCGTAAGAGTAATTGCGGAATTGCCCCCAATCATATTTGATACATATGCAAAATATTTCGGCATCTCTGGCCATTGCTCTAACCAGGCGACGCGTAAATCTTTTGCATCTTGCGAGGTGATAATAACACCAGAGTTTTTCGCATATTTGACAAATTTTTCTGACCCCATTCCTCCGGCATACCCGAAGTTTGCAGTCTTGGCGCGGTACCGTAATTCTTTCGCACGCTCCGCGTCGCCTCGCGCAAGGCGTAAAGCAAAATCGGCGTGCGGATCATAAATGGGATCTTTTTTATAGCACTCCGCGAGTTTTGAAAATCCGAGAAGATCAATACAGCTCTGCGCGAGCGTGCGCAACTCTTGCGTCGCCATATCACAAGCGAGAAATACACTACCAGGGCGCGGCACAAAACACTCGCGCACGCCCGGCAGTCGCGGCGGGTTTTGAAGATTAGGTGCAGAACATGACGTGCGATCGGAGACCGCTCCCACGGCCCAGAAACTCGCGTGAATGGGGGACTCAATCATGTGCGAGAGATAAGTTGATGTTGTTTTTTGCAGCGAGTTGAATTCGATCAGTGCCTCGAACGGTGGCCAGTTGCATTCGCCGAGTGTTTCCGCATCCGTACAAATGTTCCCTTTAGGTGTCAATGGAGGGTTTTTTAGATGCTGACTGATTGCAAGCCGAATTTCTTTTAGATTTTTTTTGATTTTAAGAGGCTCTTTGTTTGGTACACCAAAAAGATCAGATATTATTGCGCGCTGTGAAACCGTAGCGAGTTTGTTTTTTACCAAGGTGTCCGCAAATTCTTCCATTTGTTTTTGCGCGGTATTGATACCCTGCTGCACGCGCGCCCCGTTCGTGCAAATCCCCCACACCGACATGAGCCGAAGGGCAAAGTCGGCACGTGTATCGTCGTATTGCGTGGGGATCGTGTACTGTCGACGTTGCGCGCGCTCTTCTTGCTGCCAATAGAGATCATACGTGGTTTGGGAATCTCCCAAGGCGTATTCGCGGGCTTCTTTCGGCCACTGATCTTGTGGCACACCGAGCAATTCGGAATAGCGGAGACGCCACGTATTTTCGCCTTTTTCGATCGCTCGTTTTAGTCGCCGTTGTGCGAGGTCTTTTAAGGAGTACTCATGTTTTTTTTCAACTTCTTCGCCCTCTTCATCTTCCTCATTGTGGTGGCGAAATTCTCCACATTCGATGTCAAGCAGTCGTTCGCGAATTCCCGTGCAGAGCACGCCGTTCGCGTCGTAAGCCCGCCAAACAAGAGGCCAGATCTCTTTGTAATTGGCAAGCACGCAAGCGAAATCGTAAGCGATAGTATGCCCAATTATTTTTATCTCGGGCGTTTGCCGTAGTAGGATGTCGAGATATTTTTCAATTTCGTCATCGCCGACAATGAGGCGATTGCCGTGTGCGCTGCACGCCGATAGGCAAACAATTTTCGGCGCCATCTCACCGCGATGAAACAAGCAGGTTTCAAAATCTATCGCCACGATTCCGCTCACGAATTCCTCCTTTAGAACGGTGCGAAGCCGGCTGCCTGACGCAACTGTTCTGCCTTCTCTCCCTGCAGTTGTTCCGATACTGCCGACCATTTACACGAGGTAAAAGGCTGTCCACTTTTTGTTGTTGTTTCTGTCGCTTCGAGGCGCACCATTCTTCCGCGACATGGATTTTCCGCGGTACAGCAAGCTCGCGCGCTCTCCCCATCGATTTCATCAATCGACACGTTGTTGAGTGCGGCGAGAAATAATTTCACATTTCCAGGGCTCGGCAAATGTCGCAGATTGCAAATCCACGCCATCGATGATCCCTTCGGGCGCGCGGCAACATTCGACTCGACGATGGAAAATTCGGCAATGAAAAAAATATCGCCGGGGGTTTTACCTTTCTTCATTTTGAGCGCCTCACAGTAGAGCGCCGGATAAAGTCCAGGCAGCGGATACGATGATCGATCTGATGGTTGTGCGCTACCGATACGATCGAACGGATCAGCATCGTAATCCAATTGCTGATTTTGCATCGGTCGTTGTGTTTGGGTTTGTGTTCCTTTTCCAATTCCCAGTTTTTCTTGCAATGACATTTTCTGTCTCCTTGTTATCCGCACTTTGCGGATGTTAATCAACCACGGTGTCAACAAAGTTTAGTCTCTGCCGAGCACCGAAGGTTCCCTCAATATAGCGCGCATCGCGACGCGCAGTCTCAAAACAATTCCTGAGCTCGTCGAAATGTAAAAATACTTCGCAAGTAACTTCATCAGCCTGCTGGCCTTCGCGGTGCGTGCGCCCTAACAATTGTTCCCAGGCCTTCCCGGTCGTCATCGGCGACGTCACGAGATTTCGAGAAAAGCGCTGTAAATTTTTTCCTTCGCTGTGCGCCGCGATCGACGCGACGATACTCGTTTCTTTTGTATCAATAATTTCGTTTGCGCCCGCGCCGTAGTAGTGGCGCCCGCTATATTCAGCGAGGCGCTCCCCGAACGCAATATGCTCCACCCAACAAATACCCGGTTCGTTCAGCCATTCCGCACACGCGGCCAAAGCAAAACCCGAAATCCACTCGGCAACCGAGTTTGGTTTGAAAATGTCTTTGATTGCTTGCCAGTCCGCCCACTCGCGATGCGGCGCCTTTGCCGATTCGTTCCAAACCTGCAGTTCTGTATCGAGTCCGCGGCGGTTGTGTTTGAGCACTTCGCGAACATATCGCTTCCACGCGGCACGCGCGGCCATCCAATCTTTCGGCGGCGCGGGATCCCAGCGATAATAAAATCCGAGTGCGAGTTCGCGCGCGTGGCGCCAGACATCAACCGCGTTGATGAGCTCGTCTCCGTTTGGTGTCTGCCACGTGTTTCTTAATTTGTCGATCGCACGCCAGATCTCCCTCGGTACCGCGGGCTTGCTCGCGAAGATGCGTAGCGCCGTACCAAGTTTGTTTTCTTTAGTCGCGACTATGCCCGGTGTTTCAATCAAACGTCGGCGAAAGCCATCGCGCGGAGTCTCCCCGGGCAGGCAAAATTTCTTGAGTGCTCCGGGGAGAGGGCGTTGCTCGTCGGGCACGTCGGCGTCGAGAGCCATCGACCATTCGGTGAGCTCTTGCCATTTCGCAGGAAGCGGAGCAGCATCCCTAAGGCACCACTGAACAATATGTGACCACTCCTTTAAGCTCCGATTTGTTACCGTACCCGACAGAGCAACGCAATAGACATCTGGGTGAGCCCGAAGATAGCGCACAACGCGGCGCGTGCGCCCTGCGCCATGCCGGCGCAGATAATGACACTCATCGAAGATGATGAGATCGGGGGCGATTGCTTCAAGAAGATCAGCGTTTTTTTCAAGACTAATTTCCGAATATCCGACCACCGATAAAGTATTGGCCGGAATTTTCCAATGCTTTGAGTAAAAAGGTAAATCATAGCGTAGCGTCTTGTCACGAAGGGCCGCTGGCACGAGCAGGAGCGGACGCTGCGCGCCGACCATCACCGGAGCCAGAAGAGAGATGAGCGTCTTGCCGTCTCCGACGCCCACGGGGCAGAACGCGCCGTTGACTTCGGCGATCTCGGCGAGCGCCGCGGCCTGCACTCTCCAGAGCTTCATCGTGCCTGCGGGCGTCTTGAGTTCACCGGTCAGAAAATCGGCGAGCTGCGAGACCAGGGGCTCAACATCCCATTGCCGCCGAGAGAGTTGCTCAATGCGCCGAAATTCAGACGTGTACGAGACCGCCCCAAGATAGTGGCGCTTGCCTTCCTCATCGACTTGGCGAGGCAAATACTTCATGCCCGTGCGTTCGATCAATGTGTGCAAGAGCGCCATCAAATTTCCTTATCAACTACTTTTTTTATTTCTTTTTCCATATCCAAAAATATTTCTTTTACCTTTTTATCCGTATCCGAAAACACTTCTTTTATATGTTTAAAAGCAGCGGCACGAATTTTAAAATGTGCAAAAATCATATTAACACCTGCCCCTGTAGCTCCATTACCACAAATTAAGCAACAGCCATCTTCATCCACAGGGACATAAAACCCGCATTGTGGACATAATGTTTTTCTTAGCATCTCAACAATCTCGTCATCAGTAAATTCTTCTTTTGATTTTCTCTTTCTCATTTTATTCCTCGCGTTCGTTAGCGCCATCAGTCCACCTTATATTTTGCGTCGTACCATGCTTTTTCGATATTGTGTTTTTTATGTTCACCATGATGCCCCGGAAATTCACAATCGCCTCCATTGGCACATAAACCCTGCCATAAATGCAAACAAACTGGGCACTCAAACCAACCAGCCGGAGAAGAAAACGGGCGCACTTGTTCTGGATCTGCCAATAGCCACCGATGGCAGTTTGGACATTTAACCCGGAACATATCCTTTTCTTGTATTGAGTCCATCAAAATACCCCCTGATACGCGATGTCGGCAAATTCGATGAGCGTATCTCTGATTGACTCGTATTCAAGGCTTCGCGAGTTGAGCTCAATCAGCCCAGAAAATTTTTGTGTTTCCCAGTACCGTTTGAAGCGCGCCGCGAGCAGCGCCGCGCCGCCGCCGAATTCAACGAGCTTCCAATGCTCAACATTTCGCTCTTTGCAAATCGCATCGACGACTGGCTTGCAGAGATCAATCGCGCTGACGACGTCTTCGCGTGATTTTTTCGAAATTTCAACACAGTTGATGAGCAGCACGTAGCCAAAAAACCTCGGTTCGATACCCTCTACGGAATGTGCGGGAACTTCGGTTATTGGCGCATCTGCGGCAACGGGGTTCTCTTGCACATTCAGCGGCAGCGCGTCAACATCAACTTGCGGTTTCGGCTGGGCGGCCTTACAGCGATGCTTCGCGAGCACTTTAAAAATCTTGCCGCAAATTGGGCACGCATCACCTTCAGTGTCGAGTGCCTGGACCCCACCAGCCGCTACCATCTTGTCGCCATCCATCTCAACATGGTGCCAGGGTGTTTCTGGTGCGCCCGCACTCTGTGTAGTAGCGGGCGGATTGACAAGTTGTTGCTCGCCGAGTGCTTTTAGTTTCGCTCGCACGATGTCCCCGGGCTGCGCCGGCGGCGCATCGTAACAAGATCCTTGTGTAGCTGCATTCTCTTTGTGTTGAGACTTGATCGCCTGCAGCCGCTCTTTCAGTGTCATAGTTTTTTCGTTCATTTTTTTCTCCCTGTTTGATTGATGCAGGCCTCAAGACTATCTAGGCCTGATAGTTCACATTTGTCCCTAAAAAAACATCCGCCGAACGCGCCGCAATTTTCTGGTTTCGCCGCGAGCGTCGCGCCGCTTCTCTCTCTAGTTCTAATTTCGGCAATGACTTCGGCGTCTGAAAAAAGCTCATCCCACAACCGCAAAAACTCTTCCGAGCCGACGTCAAAAAAAGTTTCAACCGGCTTCGCGCCCGCGGGCTTGCGCTCACCTGTTTTAGGATTCGAGGCCGCGTAATAAATCCAGCGCGCTCTCACTTTTTGCGCCGAGTATTTAAGTGCTGCGTAAACCGCGTAAATGATTGCCTGCGAATCGCTCTGTAATTCTGTCGGCGTTTTTGCCCAGCGCATAGCGCTTGTAGTTTTGTGATCAATCACGAGCGGCCACGGCAAATCCCGAGCCGGCGGTACGAGGCAATCAATGCGCCCGCGAAAAGTGATCTCGGACGAGGCCTGAAATTCCCATGAGTGTTCGACGAGCAGATCTTTTGATGGAGTCGGTAGCCAGTTTCCGCGGATTGCTTGCCGTGCCGCTAGGCCTGGCGGCGTTTCATCTGGCAATTTTCCCTCACGCAACCACTGCTCAATTTGCGCGTGTAGCGATGTGCCAAATTCTTGTTTAGGCGACGACGGCACTTTTATTCCTTCGACGTATTCATAGCCTATCAGCCGGTAACAGCGCCGTAATTTTTCAATCTGGTTTGGAGAAATATAAATCATTTTGTTTCTCGTTTTGTTTTCTTGAGCTCCTTGAGCTCATCCTTGATTCCGAGCGCTTCGACAATCCGGCTAAGGCGCACGCGATCAATTCCCCAAGCCTCCGCTATCGCGAGAAACGTCGGGCGCGCGATACCGCGAGCAAACGTCAAAAGCAATTGCCGCGCGTAGAGTGTTAGATACCAGTCAAAAGTTTTTTGCGCGGCAGTCGGGAAAATCTGAAATGATTTATTTTTTTTCATTCAGGTATCCTCAGCAAAATAGAAAATCGATCAAGCGAGAGGCGCCACTTGCGCCCGTTGTCGTCGCGATACCAAACTACAAAACTCCCATCACTATTTTTCTGTCCGGTCGCGCGCCCTTCAACCGTGCGGTCTACTCCTCCGAGCAGGAGAAAAACTTTTTGATTTGACTCCAGGCGCTCTCCGGCGAAGGCCGGTTCTGGTCGGCCGAGTCGCTGACAAATATCTTCAAACATTTTTCAGTCCTTTCGCGATTGCGGCAATCGTCCGCGCTTTAATACCCCGCGTATATCTGCCGTGAGGGCGTGCCATGGTCACCAACATTCCGGCGACACAATCTCCTCTAAAAAGTGGTGAGCCGCTCCGTCCATAGGCGCCATTTACCGTCGATGTCCATCTAGTCACGGTTGTACCTATTATCGAGCCGGTATTAATGTACACGCGGTGATTATAGTGGCCTGTCTTATCAATTATTCCTGAGGCGATGGTTACTTCATCAAATACAGATAAATCTTCATCGCATAAATTGTAGTGTGTTATTGGCGCGTCTTCGTCGATCAAAAATGCAATATCCCTTTCGTGATTTATGTAGAGCAGGCGGGCTCCATCCGTAAATGTCGCGTGCTCAACGCCGTCGTAATATAGGATTTGTGTTTTGGGGGGGTTAACCCCCTCTGCAAACAAGTGCGCCACCGTCACGAAGAGCCCGTCGTCCGAAATCAAAAAACCACTGGCGCGACGTACTTGCGATTGATCTATCGCCGACAGATGTACGTGTATCGCGCCGAGCGCCGCTAGTGATCCGTCGTAGGCCTCGTACTCGCAGCCTAAACCACCTCCGCCAAGCAGCCATCCCGATAAACAAAGTCTTCCAAGCGCGGCGGCCACTCTTCGGCGATTAAACACTCTCGACATACTGGTTTTCGTTTGCATATCTCTACCGCCTTTTTTCCACACGCACACTTTTCTCTTACTTTAAGTTTTCGTCGTTTCATTTTAAGCCGCGTCTTGCCTGCCTCGCCGCGCCAGGCCAAGCCTTGCCTTGCCTTGCCCTGCCGCGCCTGCCTTGCCATGCCCTGCCTCGCCTAGCCCCGCCTTGCCCTGCCGCGCCTGCCTTGCCTCGCCTTGCCGCGCCTGCCTTGCCTTGCCCCGCCCAGCCTTGCCTTGCCCA